CCACTGTGTGTAGCCCGTCAGCAAAACCAGTTTTTTAGTAAGGAAAACAATCGGAAAGAAAGCGAAACAAGAAGGATTTGTGTCAATATGTATTCAATTAGATACGAGGATTGAACATTATGGGTGGCAAAGGCAGTGGTGGACATAACAGGAAACCTGTTGAGCGCAAGCAGCGCATAGGTAATCCGTCAGGCAGGAAACTTCCAAAGCCTGCGCCTATGGCTGAGGTTGTTGCGTTGCCTAATTCACATATTCCTGAGCCGCATCGCCAGTTGGCTGAGAAATATGGTTTGCGTTTATGGGAACAGATTTGGACTAGCGGTGCTGGCTGGCTGAAACGCAATATGGACACGGAGTTGGTATTGATGCTTTGTGAAGCGGTTGATGAGCGTATGCGAATTAGGGCTATGTTGATTCAAGATCAAACTTTGTGGCGTGAGCGTAGAGCGTTGCGTGAAGTTGATCGCCAGATCATCACGCTGCTTGGTCAGATAGGCTTCACACCATCAGAGCGAGGGCTGTTAGGAACAGGGGAAGTGAAACAACATGAGTTCAGCGATCTCCACAGGCGTATTGCCGAAAAGCGTGCATCCATCAAATAAGTGGAAGCCTGCTTTTTATACACCTAGAAAGTATTTGCAAACTGACGGTGATGAACTAATCGCTTTTGCTGAAGCACATTTCCATGTGTTAAAAGGTTTCAAGGGTGGTATGCCGCTTGAGTTCACGAACTGGCAGAAATGGTTGTTGCGTTCCCTGCTTGAAAGAAATGATGATAATGGCAGGTTGCGTTATCGCCGTGCGCTTATCGGATTGCCAAGAAAGAACGGCAAAAGTTTGATGATGAGTGCGCTTGGCGTATTTACCATGATTAGTGGTGAGGCTGGTTCGGAAATATATGCGATTGCTAACGATAGACAGCAGGCACGAATTATTTTCGGTGAAGCGAAACAACAAATTCAGAACAGCCCACTATTAAATAGTGAAGCAAAGATTTATCGTGATGCTATTGAGATGCCACGCTTCGGTTCAGTGTTCCGTGTTCTCTCTAGTGAGGTCAAAGGTTTGGCTGGTCTAAACCCGTCTGTGTCTTTGATTGATGAAGTGTGGGGGCAATCTAATAGTGACCTACTTGACCAGATGCAGTTAGGTTCGGGAAACCGTATTGAACCAATTAGCATCAGCATCACTACAGCAGGATTTGACCTAGATTCTCCTGCAGGACAGATGTACCAGTATGGGAAACAAGTTGCTTCTGGTGAAGTAGATGACGAAACATTTGGGTTTTGGTGGTGGGAAGCCCCAGAGGATTGTGACCTGAATGATCGCAAAGCGTGGGCTATAGCAAACCCAAACCTTGCGGAAGGCTTACTTGATCCAGAGGATCTGGCTGCCGCAGTAAAACAATCTGCGGAATCTTCCGTGCGTAGATGGCGTTTGAACAACTGGACTAGAAGCCAAGAATCATGGCTTCCAACAGGTGCGTGGGAACAATGTGTATCACATACACACCAACTTGACCCTGATCTGCCTGTGTGGGTTGGTATAGATATGGCTTTGAAGCGTGACACAATCGCAGTCTGTGTGGCACAACCACAGGATGACAGGGTTGTTGTTCGGGCAAAGATTTGGAATCCAGAACTGGAAGGAATTGATATCGCTGGCGTGGAAGCCCACCTACGGGAACTGCACAACACTTATGAGGTGCGAGAGTTCGTGTATGACCCTGCGTTCTTTGAGCGTTCAGCCGAATATCTTTCCGATGAAGGCATGAACCTTGTGACATTCCCACAGTCAGCATCACGGATGATCCCTGCGTGCGGTAACGCCTACGAGATGATTGTGGCAAAGAAGGTTGCACATGATGGCGCACCAACCTTCACGGATCAAGTGTTATCGGCTGCACAACGCATGAGCGACAAAGGATGGACATTGAGTAAAGGCAAATCTAAACGAAAGATTGACGCTTGTATTGCTATGGTTATGGCGTTAGATCGTGCAACAAGCAAACCTGAAACCCCAGAAGCACCTGCATCAGTATTGGATATTTGGTCATGAAACTTAGAGAAGTAATCACAACAGCAGTTGAACTTGTTGGTGCAATTTGTGTTGTGATCGGTATAGCAGCCTTCAGTGTTCCCGTTAGTGTTATTGTGCTAGGTGTTCTTCTGATAGTCGGTGGAGGCTTAGCAGCATGAGTTTGTGGAAAAAATCTGAGCAGCGTGCGCTACCAACAAGCATTGATCCATATCAAATAACTGCACGCCCGTTGTACAACAACTGGTCAGGTGAAATCGTTACAGAAATTACTGCTGTTGCACATAGCGCAGTTCTCGCTTCTGTGACTATCCTTGCTGACTCCATTGCATCTATGCCAGTTGAACTGGTGCGCACAAGGGCAGGCAGAATTGAAAAACTCCCAACACCATCAGTCCTGCAACAACCCAACGATCACCAAAACATGTTTGAGTTCGTGCATCAAACAATGCTCACTCTTGCGCTACATGGCAACGCCTACATTTATGCACCAAAAGGCGCAGATGGACTTCCCGTTGAAATGCGCAATATTCACCCCCACGCTGTCAAAGGAATCGCAATCACAGACACAGGTGAAATGATTTATGACTTGGGCAAGGTTCAATACTCCAGCAAAGATGTTCGTGCAATCCATTGGGCGATCCTGCCGAACCAGTTGCGAGGCATCAGCCCGTTAGAAACTATGCGCAACACAGTTGGCATGGGGCTTGCAATGGATCGTTTCCTTGCACAGTTCTATGGTGAAGGCGCAACCCCATCATCAGTATTGGAAACAGACGGATCACTAACAACAGAGCAGGCACGCCAGATCCGTGATAACTGGATGGAAGCACACAACAAACACAGGAAGCCTGCCGTACTACAGGGTGGTTTGAAGTGGCGCAGCATCACAACAAGCGCAGCCGATATGCAAATGCTGGAACACAAAGAATCAATCATTCGTGATATTGCCCGTGTGTATCGCATCCCGTTGCACTTGATCATTGGCACAGGTGGCGATTCACAGACCTATCAGAACATTGAAGCGTTAGGTTCAGCGTTCTTTAAGTACACGCTGCTTGGTTGGGTTCGCCGTTTGGAATCAGCGTTCAGCGAAATGTTGCCACGCCCACAATCGGTGCGTTTCAACCCAGAGGAGTTTTTGCGTGCAGATTTGATGACCCGTGTGAACGCACAGCAGAAGCAGATCATGTCTGGCACTATGACACCTAATGAAGCCCGTGAGATTGAAAACCGTGAACCTTATGAGGGTGGGGATCAGTTTGTTCTTGGTGTTGCTGGCACAGTTGTTGCTGGTGTTGAGGGTGGAGATTTGCCAACTATCGGTACTGATTCAATCCCACCTGAAAGGTAATCATGATTTCAAAAGCAGTAACAGTAACTACTTCACCTACTTTGATTTTGCCTGCCGACAATATTCCTAGAACTGTTTATATTCACAATGGCGGTGGCGCAAAAATTTATTTGGGTGGAGCAGATGTTTCAACAGCGAATGGATTTCATCTAGGCAATGGTGAATCACAAGATATTTTTGTTCCAACAAACGAAAAACTTTATGGTGTTGTTGCCAGTTCAACTAATACGGTCAATGTTTTGACTCCAGATTTGGATTGATCTATGCCTTACGGAATATCAGCAAACCAATCCGACTGCTTTAATTGGGCTGCAGTCAAAATTGAAACAGACGGATCAGCAACCACGCTTGCCTGCTATGACACGAAGCAGGATGCCATTGATCGTATGGTGGCACAATCTTTGGCTGAAGGTTTAGAACCTGCAGGTGAAGTGGGGCAACGCAAGATGAGCAAACGCAATGATGAAATGGTGGCGTTCATTGACTCTGCGATAACAATTCTGATGCAAGCAAAGACTTCATATGAGGCTGATGAAATGTCTGATGAGCCAGAGGAAATCTATGAGGAATCAGAACTTAGGGCTGTTAATTTGTCTGCACCAGCGTTCATGCGTGCCTCAGCAAAGCGTGGTCTGGCGTTACATGAACAGGGTTTGTCTGGTGATGGGCTTATGCCACAAACCGTTGAGGATGCACGCAAGATGGCTGCAGGTCAGGTCACGGAAGCGAAGTGGCGAAAAATTGGTGCGTGGATCGCACGACACATTGACGATTTAGACGCTGTGCAAGGTGACGAGATCACAGCAGGTTTAGTTGCCATGCTTCTTTGGGGTGGCGGTTCATCAAAGGCTTCAGCACGCAGAGCGCAAGAATATGCTTATCGTGTTGTGGAAAGACTGGATGAGGAACGGGCTGCAGCACCAGCAAAGGATCAGATAGTTGGAAGCGAAAAAAATCCTGCAGGTTCGGCAGCCGATACTGGCGGTGGAATCCAGTTGAGTGAATCAACAGAGAAAGCATTACAAACAAAGGCTGATGAACACAATAAGGAAATGTCTGATGCTGATAGACCTAGTTGGACAAAGGTTCGTGTGTCTGCTTTGCGCGCCGTTTATAGGCGTGGTGCAGGTGCGTTCTCTGTTTCGCATAGACCGAACATGACCAGAGGACAGTGGGCTATGGCAAGAGTTAATGCTTTCTTGTCTCTTTCTAAGAACGGGAAACCATCAAACGCTAACTATGTTCAGGACAATGACCTGTTGAACTCTGATCACCCAAAGTATTCAGACAACAAAGACTAACATTCTATGGCAAGATTGAACTCCAAATAGTAAGGTGAAAAGTTATGAGCGAACTTGTGCAATGGGTAGCAACTGAAGTTGATGAGAAGCGCAGCATTGCGTATTCCAATCTTGAGGTTCGTTCAGAGAACGAAGGCAGAACGATTGTTGGTTACGCTGCAGTGTTTGATTCACCATCTGAGTACATGGGGTTCACAGAGTTTGTTAAGCGTGGTGCGTTCTCAAAGACTTTGAATGATGGTGCAGATGTGCGGTTGTTGATTGACCATGAAGGCGTACCGTTGGCACGCTCTAAGTCTGGCACGCTGGCACTTGAAGAAGATGAGCGTGGTTTGCGTGTTGAGGCAGAACTTGATCCTATGAACCCTGATGCTGCAAGGATTATTTCAGCAATGAAGCGTGGCGATCTATCGCAGATGAGTTTTGCATTTCGCACAGTCAAGGATTCATGGAACGCTGACCGATCTGTTCGTGAACTTCGTGAAGTTCAACTATTTGATGTGAGCGTTGTGACTTTCCCTGCATATGAGCAGACGGTTGCAGAGTTGCGCAAGCGCAATGAGCCTGTTATTGTTGCACCAGTTTCTACTTTGAGCCTGAGAAAAAATCAGGTTGCTTTGCAGAAACTTCGCAGCCGTTAGACAGCCGACTTAATTAGTCACTGACCTCCTAACACTGAAAGGAAAACACACATTCAAATCAGATGATCTTGGAGGTCATTATGTCATTTAGTAAATCACTTATTGAAAAGCGTGATGCTGCGCTTGCAAAGGCAGATGCCATTGTTGCAGCAGCACAA